TAGGTAACTCATCAACTTCTTCTTGAGAAAAACCCATTTGAACTATATCTGATCTTGTCATTAAAACTTTATGAGAAACAAAGTCTGCATCATCAATCGTCTTTGCACTACGATTAATTAAAAATTCTTCAGGTGGTATAGACTCAATTTTTACTTTACCTGTTTTTGAAATTCTTTTAATTTTACAATTATATAAAACAGGATCAGGAAAATTAACTTGTGAAATATCTAAACCTTGTAACTCTGCTTGATCTTTTGCTAATTCAATTTGTTCTGCTGCTACTGTGTCTTCAATTTCTTCTTCTTCTACAAGTTCAATATCATCTTTAGTATCTAGTAGAGCTTCCTTTTCGGCTAGTGTTAAATTTTTATAAGTTTCATGTTCTGCTTTTTCAGAGTCATCCCAATAAACTTTTAAGAAACCATTTTTTTCTATTAGAGCATCTTTAAAAAAATTATATAATAATTTGAAACCTGGATTGTCTTTGTAAAAAACATGATTTAAATATGCTGTCGCTTGTTCGGCAATACCAACATCTTCACCAGTTACAGGTTCGCAACTTACGACCTTATCACTTGCTGTGAAAACTTTTAATAAACCTGGAAGCATAGACTCAATAGTGTCTGCTACATCTGTAGAGACTACTTGTGATCTTCCGTCAATTTCAGTTCCTAATCTATCTCCTAAATAATACTCTAAGGATTTTCTTCTTGATTCAGATAACTCTCCACCTAAAAATCCTACAGCGTTCTGTATTTGATTAGAAAGAATTGATCTTAAAATTGGATTTGAAAATTCAATGTTTTTTTTCTTTGCCATATTATACTATGTAATTCGTATTAATCTTTATTGGTTTTTTCCAATCACTTCTTTCTATTGGCTCTACCACAGCTCCGTAACGAATACTATCACAAAAATGCGAAGCCCAATTATGAGTAGGTTTGTTTCTGAAACAGTTATTTTTACTATCCCATCTTTTACTATAGCTTTTTAACGCTTCTACAAGGGTTTTGCAATTACTTTTATGAAAATAGCATTTTGGCAATAATCTTCTTGTTTGCTCAATCCCATCTTCAATACTTAATTTTGGTGCAACCTCAAATTCTATACCTAGTTCTTTTGCAGTTTCCCATCTTGATTTGTTAGTTCCAATCTCTCTAACCCTTATATCATGGGGTGCAATATGTTTATCGTAAGTATAAGGTTTCTCATCTAGGACATTAGCATAATGCTCTAGTCCTTCACTTGAGTTCTCATAGCAATCAATAATCCTTATCTCATCTTTTCTCCTTTGAGCAAAGGTAATTACAGTTGAGTCATTCATTCCTAAATCCCACCATGTTTCCACAGGCAAATCTAGGTCAATTTCAAAATTTTTTATTCTTTCTTTCTTTTCTAATTCTTCCATAACGCCACCATAATAAGATCCAGTAACACCAGCTTGAAATGAGCATTCAAATTCTTGAGCATAAGAATCAGGCGACATAGTATGTTTGGCAGCTTCTAATTCTTCTTTTGCTATGATCCCTGTTTCACTAGCTTTAAACACAGCAGTAAACCAATCTTTATTAGCTTTAGCTTTTTCCTGTAAATCAAAGAACCAATTTCTTCCCATTGGCGTACCTATAAAAATAGCGAATCCTTTTCTATCTGACAGACAGGGTCTTAAAATAGTATCAAATAAATCAGGCGAAATATTTTGCGTTTCATCTACAATAATTCCATCAAAGTATTGTCCTCTAATTGCCGAACTATTCTCTGCTCCGATAATTTGTATTCTTGAATTGTTAACGGAAAAATCTACTCTTAATTCTGACTCATTAAATTTAACGCCAGGAATAGCTGCTGAAAATTGTTTCATATAATCCCATGCTGTACTTTTACCTTGAAGTCTATAAGGCGAAATAAAGGCATATCTTGGATAAGGAAGTTTGTTTAGCAAGGCAGATTTTATTAAATGGTTTATGGCAAAAACTGTTTTACCACCTCTCCTGTGAACTATGATTACATTAAATCTGTTCACATCACATTTTTTGTGCAAAAATTTTTGGATTTCTCTTGGTGAGTAAGGAATTACAATTTGTTTCATTTTAAAACAAAACCCCCCTAGTGCAAAGTTTCTTTTGGATTTTCATAAATCATTTCATCTAACACAGTTTCTTTTAAATGATTAGAGAAATCTATTGCTTCTTCTTCTGTTTCAAAGCCATGAAAACTAGAAACAACAACTGGTTTCCCAGTAACTTTATCCTCCATTATAAGGATCATTGTTTTTAATAAGAGATTATCCATTTTGTTTGTTTATACCTTGTATCAATATTAATTCAACAGACCAACCTAAAAATGGGGTATCGGTTTAAAGAACCCCCTACATGTTGTGTTTTTTATTCAGTTAACCACAAATTATTACTAACGATAATTAATTGTTATCAATAGTAAACTTCCGATAAGTGATTGGTTATCAAACCCTTTGCATTTTGTGATATTTTTGCCACTCATATATAATAAATGTATTTTTTGTGTGCAAGAAATACACACTCTCTACATAAACATTGACTTATTGATCTATTTGTCTGCCCAAGATATTGACAAAGGTTGGTCTTTATCGCCTTTAATTGTAAGCTCTGCAGCTTTTCCAAACCTTTTTGGTGCTAATTTGGTAGCATTCCATTGGCTAGAAGCACTTATTATTTTAAAAAGATTAACTAAATTTTGTCCAGCTTTACCATCTATCTCACCTGATTCAATTTTAGCTTCAAGCTCAAGTCTTTTATCTTTTAAATTACTAAGTTCTAAATCAATGGCTAACTCTTTTGCTTTTTGGTAACGATCATTTAATTCAGGATCTGCAACTAATTCTTTTCTAAATGATGTCCAAGTGTAATCTATTTCAGGCTTTTCAAATACCTGGCGAATAGTTAAGCCATCACTTAAGCAATCAATAATTAAATCGCTTAATTTCTTTGTTAATTTTCTAGGTCTTCCTGCCATATTAAATCTTCTTAAACATACCCTTTAAACGAACACAGCCAAGTGTGTGGGCACAGAGAAAGGGAATTAAGCCATGCCCACAGCGTTGTAGCTACAAAATATACCTATAAAGGGATTATAGTGTATAAATTCCTATAACACACAAGATATAGATTTACCAATCAAAAAGACCCTTTTTCTTAAAAATAGGTTTGGTTGTGTGATTAAATGGATTAATTTTTAAGACTCCCTTCTCCATCATATCATTTAAAATAAGCTGTGCAGTATATGCTGGAAATAATTTATCTAAAACTATAGCAACAAGAATATCTTTATTTATCATGCCACTAGAATAGTCATCCCAAAGCTGATTAATAAGCTCTATTTTATCAGCACTTGAATAACTGTTATTTCTAATGCCTTGAAGTGGTTTACCTTTAAATAAGTATTGTAAAGCAGGGGGGGTTTTATTTAATACGTCTTTTGTGTCTTTGATATTACTCATCAAATTTCTTTAACCTTTTAAACTTTCCCTTATTATTAATGGTGTTACTAGTAATAGTATTACTCTTATAATGGTACCCTTTTTTAGGGTAGTCTGATTGCGTAGATTTTGACAGGGAGGGTACGTTAATTTTGGGTAGTCTAAGCTCATAGAAGTTAGAACTAGGCAATCTGTGAACAACTAGATATTTATGCTTAACAAGTTCTTCTTTGCACTTTTGCAGCGTATTAATGCTTATGCTGAGTCTAGCAAGTAAAGTTCTATTTCGCAGCTTCCTAAAATTAACAGATAATGACTTTATATAGATAAACAGCATCTTAGCGTCATTAGATAAACGATTATCCAATATCAAGCTATTAGCTAACTGTGTAAAACCCTTTTTAATCATAATCCCTTGCTAATCCTTACTACACAAATTTTGTGTAATCAAGCTGTATTTAAGGGATTGACATATACAATACAAGTAGTGTACAAGTTAACCATGAAAGCGAATCAAGTAAACATAAACAAAAGGGAAACAATGACGAAATATGTATATAATAAGGACAGTTTTGAAAATTCAATAGAAGTTGAAAACTATCCTTGGGGATTTAAAAAGACCAATAAAAAGTATTGGTTAGAAACTAATAAAAAAGGCACTAGATTAGTTTCATCTACTAAAAATCCTAAAACTAATGAATGGTGTAAAGCTAAGTTTTCAACGTATTCTGAAGTTGGTGTTTTAACTTCTAATATTAAAGAT